CACGAGCAGCAAAGTTTGATGAAGAGATGAGTGAGTTAGGTATTAGCGCTACACCAGGCAAAGATGCTGAGGGCACCGTTGGTGAGTTTGTAGAACAAATGAAAAAATTTAACGTATCGGACAAAGACATACAGATGATGTTAGGCACTGGTAAGTCAAGTCAAGTGCCATATGTTATGGAACAATATGGTCTAAGCGCTAGTGATGTTGTAGATGTTTTAAAATCAGGTAAACCATTAATAGAAGGATTAGCAAAAGGTGGACGTGCAGGATTTAAAGTTGGTAGTCCTAGTAAACGTAAATTTTTAAAAGTTATGGGTGGTCTTGCTGCAACACTCGCTGCAATCAAATCTGGTTTAATTGGAACAGGTGGAAAAGAAGCAACTAAACAAGTTGTAAAAGAATCCGCAAAAGATATAGCAAGTGCACCACCAAAATATTTTTTCGATCTTGCAAATAAAATTAGACTTCTTGGTAAACCATCAAAAGTAAAACCCGCAGAAAGAGTGGAGGAGTATTCTTACACAGGTAAAAATGGTGACCAGTATGTGATGACCGAAGATATAACAACTGGTGACATACAAATTACAAAAGATAAAACAGGAATTGGAAGTTCTGGTGAAAAAACTTTTGATGTTATAGAAGATAAAAGTGTCATGAACTACAAGGCGCCTAGAAAAGATGTTGATCCAGATACACAAACAACTCTAAAAGACGGACCCGAGTATGATGAATATCAAGTAACCTTTGATATGGATGGTGGCATGTCGGATGGTGATGTTATTCAAGAAACTATTAAAAAAGAAATTATACAAGAAAGCAAATATCCTATCGGACAAAAAATTTCAGAAATATCTGAAAAAAAAATTAAACGAGCAGGTGGTGGTGTTGCTTACATGTTAGGAGAGTAATGAAAGATTTTAAAATCATAGAGATTATGGAACTCTTTGACGAAGGCGAAGTAACCACAGCAGATCAAATGGATAGACCACAGAAAGCATTAGACAGAGAAATGTTTCAAGATGCAAGTGAAAGATTTAGTCAAGCTCAAGGCGGACGTATTGGTTATCGAGAAGGTGTATTAAAAATTTCTGATGAAAAAATTAAAGAAACATTTCCGACATACTTTCAGAAAAATTATAAAGGTTCAATAGATGAAAGTAAAATTAGAAAAATATTAAAATTATATTCTGACAAAGAAGGTGGCAGAAATTATATTGCTGACAAATTAAAAACAAACCAAGCCGTAGTTGGTAGAGTTTTAAAGATAGCACAAAATAATGATATAATTCAAAAAGTTCCGCCGTCAGAATTTAAAACTAAAGATAAACAGAGAATATACGATGATCCTAGTGAAAGAAAAATTTATAAAAAAGTTAGACCCATTACTGCTAACGATAGAAAAATAAATAAAGATATTCCTAAAAACGCTAAGTTTAAAGTACAGCTTCCGTCAGGAGAAAAAGGACAAAGCACCGTTGTTAAATATTTTACCACAGCGGACGCTGCAACAAATGCAATTACAAAAGCAGATAAATTTACTGAAACTAAAAAAATAGAAAAGAAAAAAGTTTTTCAAAGACCTGTTCAAGCAATACATAAAATTGCAATGGCGGACGCCGAAGACATAAGTAATATATCTAATTTGTCAAAATTACTTTACGGAAAGTCCGATGTTAAATCTATGACTATGGCTGCAAATGATTTGGTTAGATATCAACAATTCTTATTAGGTTTTGAAGATGTAAAAGGTATTAAAATACCTGCTACTGAAAAATTAAATAATATTTTATCGGAGTTTCCATCTCAAGATCAGTGGGGTAAGTTTGCATCGGGGACTCTTCGAGATGCTAAACTACAGATAAGAGATAAGTTATTAAAAACAAAAGGCCCTAAACTTATTAGATTAAGAAACAATGTTTTAAAATTAGTTGACTCTGGTGTTTATAATTTAGATGAGGTTATGGGTGTTGCAGCTACTTTTGAACGTGCACCTGGTTATACAGAGTTTGGACAAGTAATTGATAAAAATTTAAATCAATTAAAAAACTTACAAATTGATGGTCCTTTTTCTAGATTATTTAAAAAAGTTTTAGATGGCACGGCAACAATAGAAGAGGTAGAAGCGTTTAATAAAAAATCGTTAGCTTTTCAAAAAAAAAATCAAATAGCGACACCTATTATAAAATATACTCCTGGAGAAAAATTAAATCCAAAAGATTTCATAGATAACTTTGATAAATTATCACCAGAGGCACAAGCAAATGTAAAAGACCTAGCTAAAAAAGGAGTGGTGTTAGAAACAAAAGCACTCCCTATGGGATCTTTAGAAGCTAGTATTACTCAACAACTCGGTAAGTTTGGTTGCCCTACTAAAGAGTTCCAACTTGGAGGCAGAGTTAAATTTTCAACAGGTAGTGATTGTGTAAGAAAAGGTAAAGATAAATTAGAAAAAATAATTAAGTCTGGTGTAAAACCAGATAGTCAAGATGGAATTCTTGCAAGACAAATTTTAAGAGCAGGTGCAGGACTTAAAAGTGCATTTGCATTAAGAAATATATTTGGCCCTGCTGCAGTAGCATTTACAGTTGCAACGGAGGCAGGACTTGTTGGTTATGACATGTTATCTTCTGGTAAAACTTTTAAAGAAGCTGTTGGTGATAGTTTATTTAATTATGCACTTGGCGATAAAACAAAAATAGATCCAGAAAAAGAATTAATAAAAAGATTTGGTACCTTACCAGGTATGACAGATGATAAACTTTTAAATATACAAAATGTTTTAAAACAAACTAATGCGTTAAATAGTATTTTAAAACAAGATCTAAAAGTTGCAGATTTAGCAGATCAAGTTAAGTTTCAAAACCAACAACCAAAAGATACGTTTATGTTGCCTGATGATGAAATGTTACAAACAGATACAGCCATGAGAACTCGACAATCCTTAGAAGATGAACAACAAAAATTAAATGAAATTCTTACAAATTATAGAAGTAAACCACCTGTAGGATTAAGTATGGAAGATAGTATTATAAAAGATATGGCATCAGAAAAATTTTTTGAAGACAAGCAAGCACTAGCAGATGCAGTAAAAGCTGCAGAAATACAAAAATTAGAATCTAAAGGACCTGTATTTATGGGTAAAGTGTTTCCTAAATTTGAGGCAGGTAGACAAGAAGATTTATTAAATCTTAAATCTAACATTAACCCAGCCTCTGCTTATGCAATTGATTCATATGAAAATCCTGATTTAAATAAGTTTGTACCAATGAGACCATTTGGGTTAGCAGGAGGTGGTTTAGCCAAATTAGCTGGTATAAGTGAAGGCCCACAAACAGTATCGATGAACCCTGATTCACAAGGGTTGCAGTCTTTAAAAAACCGTGTTAAGAATATATAGGAGTATTAAATGGCAGAAATAGACAAAGGACTCCCGAACACAAGAAACAAGATTGATATCCCTTCAGACGAAGAGGTACAAGAAATTGCTGTTCAGGAACAAGAAGAACAAGATCCGAAAGGACCAGTTGAAGTCATACCTGAAGAAGATGGCGGCGCAACAATAGATTATGAACCAGGTTCAATTAACATACCTGGAACAGAAAATCATTTTGATAATTTAGCAGAAATTTTACCAGACGATGTTTTAGAACCAATAGGTGGTGACATGGTTCAAAATTTTATGGACTATAAATCATCAAGAAAAGATTGGGAAAGATCTTATACTCAAGGTTTAGATTTATTAGGATTTAAATATGAAAATAGAACTGAGCCCTTTCAAGGTGCATCAGGTGCAACACACCCAGTTCTTGCAGAAGCAGTAACACAGTTTCAAGCACAAGCCTACAAAGAATTATTACCAGCAGATGGACCAGTTAGAACACAGGTTATTGGTATTAAAAATCCTGCAACAGAACAACAAGCTACTCGTGTAAAAGATTACATGAACTATTTAATTATGGATGAGATGAAAGAATATGAAGCAGAGTTTGACTCAATGTTATTTCATTTACCGCTTGCAGGATCTACATTTAAAAAAGTTTATTATGATGTGCCTATGGGTAGAGTTGTATCAAAATTTATACCTGCCGATGAATTAGTGGTACCGTATACAGCAACAAGTTTAGATGATGCAGAATCAATAATACACGTAATTAAAATGTCAGAAAATGAATTACGTAAACAACAAGTAAATGGTT